TGGAGTGAAACACACTAGCAAATGGGACATTGATTTAAAGTTTGGTAAGAGTGGTGAAGACAGAGTAGCTAACTTATTAAACGCAGATAAATCAAAAATAGAAGTTAAGACTGAAAGAGATTGGTGGTACAAGACAGGTAACATAGCAATCGAAATAGAGTGTAGAGGTAAACCAAGTGGATTATATGCTACTGAAGCAGACTACTGGGTTCATATTCTACACAAAGACGGCAAAGATTTTTGTAAATTATTCTTTGACGTACCAACACTAAAAGAAATAGCTTTCAAATATATAGATAACACTAAGATGATAGGAGATAACTTTGCTTCTAAGTGTATACTTATACCTTTGAAAGAATTGTTTAATGTAAAAGAGAGGGTTAAATTATAATGAAACGTAAACTATTGATAGACGGTGACATTCTTATTTATAAGATTGCTACTATGAATGAAGTAGATACACACTGGGGTAATGGTTTGTGGACTTTACATTGTGATGAGAATATTTGTAAAGCTCAGGTAGATAGTACCATTGAAGATTTACTTACAGACCTTGAAGCAGATAGCTATGTTGTAGCTCTTACAGATACACATAACTTTCGTAAAGATGTACTACCTTCTTACAAAGACAATCGTAAACAAAAGAGAAAGCCTATGGTTCTCAATGCTCTTAGAGATTATGTATTACAAGAACACAACGCTGTAATATATAAAGGGCTAGAAGCTGATGATGTCTTAGGCATTATGGCTACTGAACCTAGTAATATGGAAAGAGTTATTGTTTCTATAGATAAAGACCTTAAACAAATACCTTCTTTAATTTCTACTGACGGTAAAACAGTACAGAAAATAGACAAGAAACAGGCAGACTATTGGTTTATGGTACAAGCTATGGCAGGTGATAGCACTGACGGATATTCAGGCGTTCCTAACGTAGGTGTCAAAACAGCACAGAAGTTATTAGGTGATAATAATGTTCCCTTATTAGACCTATGGAAGAAAGTTCTGTCTGCCTATGACAAAGCAGGTTATTCTGCTAAAGAAGCCCTACAACAAGCTAGGGTTGCACATATACTAACACATAAAGACTATAACAAAAAGACAGGTAAAGTTAAACTATGGCGGATATGATAAAAGAACCACCACACTATACCCAACATGAGATAGAACCTATTGATTTTATTGTAAAAAATAAACTCGATTTCTGTCAGGGTAATGTGGTTAAATATATATGTAGATATAATCTCAAAGGTGGCATTGATGATTTGTTAAAAGCAAAGCAATATATTGATTTCATTATTGAAAAAGATAATCCTAAACAACTCAATTTAAAACTAGATGACAAAGCACAAACACCTAATGATAAGGGCGGAGATAAGCTCACCCCCAAAGGATACTAGATATATAAAGAAGTGGGTCAGAAAATTAGTCCACTTAATTAAAATGAAAATGCTAGGTAAACCTATTGCCTATTACTGTAATAAAGAAGGTAATAGAGGTCTTACCTGTGTGACTGTTATTGAAACATCACATATAGCATTTCATTGTTGGGACGAATGTAACCCTGCGTTACTGCAACTAGATGTCTATACTTGTTCTGAGTTAGATGAAACTGCAATCTTTAAACACATAGAAACATTCAAACCTACAACAATCAAATACAAATATTATGACAGAGAAAACAATTTTAAATTAATTAAGGAGACATAAATGGACTATGCAAGAGACGAACTACTAACCTATTTTGGTAAGACAACACTAAAAGACAGATACCTTTTACCGAATGAAGGTTCGCCTCAAGACGCATTTATGAGAGCCGCTAAGGCTTTCTCAGATGATGACGCAATGGCTGAAAGAATTTATAACTATGCGTCTAAACTCTGGTTTATGTTTGCTACACCTGTATTAACTAATGCAGGTAGTAAAAGAGGTCAGCCTATTTCCTGCTTTCTAAATTATGTAGGAGATAGTCGTACAGGTTTAACCGCACACTACACAGAGAACGCATGGTTAGCGTCAGTAGGTGGCGGCATTGGTGGGTACTGGGGACATGTTCGTTCAGACGGTACACTCACTAGCGGCGGTAGTCAAAGCTCAGGGTCTATTCCTTTTTTGCATGTCGTTGACTCAGAGATACTAGCTTTCTCTCAAGGTAAAACTAGAAGAGGAAGCTACGCCGCATACATGGATTTATCTCACCCAGAGATAATGGAATTTTTAGACATGCGTAAACCTAGTGGTGGTGACATACATAGAAAATGTCTTAACCTACATCATGGTGTCAACGTACCTGACAGTTTCATGCAGTTAATTGACAAATGTATTGAAGACCCAAGCTATGATGATAGTTGGAATTTAATTGACCCACACACTAAACAAGTAGTACGGACTGTTTCTGCTAAAGAGATATGGCAACGTATCTTAGAAAACAGAGTAGCTACTGGTGAACCCTACCTTTGCTTTATTGACACAATCAATAATGCTCTTCCCCAAACACAAAAAGATAAACAATTAAAAGTACATCATTCTAATTTATGTACTGAGATTACACTACCTACTAATGAACAACGTACTGCTGTGTGTTGTTTGTCTAGTGTGAACTTAGAAAAGTTTGATGAATGGAAAGATAACGATAAATTTATACCTGATTTAGTTAGGTTCTTAGATAATACATTACAATCATTTATTGACAATGCACCAGATGAATTAGCAAAAGCTAAATTTAGTGCACACCAAGAACGTAGTATTGGTTTAGGAGCTATGGGCTTTCATGCGTATTTACAATCAAAAGGTATTGCCTTTGCGTCTGCTTTAGCTAAAGGACAAAACTTAAAAATATTTAAAAAGATTAAAGAAGAAGCAGTACAAGAGTCAAAGAACTTAGCATTAGAAAGAGGTGAAGCTCCTGACATGAAAGGTACAGGTATGCGTCATGCACACTTGTTAGCTATTG